TTTTTGATGATGCGTTAAAATTTCGTCAACAATCCATTTATGTGCTTCACTTTCCCAATACTCTGTTTCAATGATATCATGCGTTCTGTCCAAGAACTTTTTATCATCAATTAAAGCACGAATTGTTTTACTTTGAAATGCAGTCCCAAACTTTTGTAAGGTATCTACATTATTATTATTAGTCTCCGTCATATTTAATAAACTTTATCAGATGATTCTAAATGAATCAAGTCTATTTATAAAAAAACTATGAATTACTTGTAATTGCATAGTTGTTCAAAACGGTCCAAGTTTCCATAAGCCAGTTATGGTGATTGGGAAACGCAGCCCATAGTTGATCTTCTGCAAACTTTTTACTAAATTCAAATTTATTAAGTTCAGTTACGGGAGAATCTACATGATCAAATATTTTCGTTTGCATACTTGCAGGAAGAATACTATCAACCAATTGCATTAAATCATAATTTCGTTTTAGCAATTGTTGATTGTCTTCTTTTAGAAAATTTTTATACAAAGGCATTTGCGTTTGTTTGTCTTCACAAATTTTTATTAAATCGTCTGTTTTTAGTTTTAAGTTGTTTGCAAGTTCAGGAAATGCAGTTTTGAGTTTTTTTTCACCAACACCTTTTATTCCATTTATGTTATCACCCCTATCTCCATCAATGGTTCTATACAATAAAAAATTATTGGGGTGTATTCCGTACTCATGTGATACTTTTTCAGGTGTATACACAGTTCGTTTAGTTGGACTATAAACAGTTACATCTTCATCTACTAACTGAAGAAAATCTTTATCTGTGCTCATTATAGTACACTTCTTACCAAGTCCACTGAAATACGATCTTGCTAATAACGCCATAACATCGTCTGCCTCTACGTTATCCATGCATATAGTAGTAACAGGAAGCATATTCAAGTATTGTATCAACTTAACTATTTGATACTTCATTGAACTCGATTCTTCGGTTTGATCTAAGTCTAAACTCAACGCACGATTTACACGAAACCGAACATTCTTTTTCATTTTATAGTCAGGAAATAGTTTTCTTCTACGAGCAGATCCACCCTTTCCGTCAAATACAACAATACACCGTGTAGGCTTTCTGAGTCGTATTGCGTGTCCTATGCTTTTTAGAAATCCGGTGTACCCACCAATATGATCACCATTATCATTTGTGGTCGGATACATACTCCAAACACGCATAAATGTGTTCATTCCATCTATTAAAAGGGCATCGGAGTTTATAGTACGTTCTGCATCTAACTCAGCTTTTTGCTCTTCTGAAAACTCTTGAAATAAACTAAATATTTTATTGTTACTCATTGGATACAGATGCTAATTCTGTTTCTTCGATTTCAGCATTGTCGGTAAACTCTACATCTTCGTCTATGACACTATTTGCTGATTCGTATTCCATAATAAGATTGTCACATATATGTTGATATAATTCTTCTTTTAATTCTACATCTTTTAACATTTCAGGAAATTCTTTTGCCATAAACTTATAGTCTTTTCCTTTGGAATCTGTAAATGAATAATACGCACCACCCTGTTTCAAGATTTTGTGAGTTTTTAAAGTTGTTATCCAACTTCCGATATCATCTACCCCACGATTAAAATAAATTTCAAATGATGCTTTTCGTTGAGGAGGACCCATTCTGTTTTTTACAATGGTTGCTTCACATTTACCACCGACAACTTCAGTAGTCGCACCTTTTTTAATTTGACCCATACTTTTAAGACGAATGCGAACACTTGCGTGAAACGCAAGTGCTTTACCACCACTGGTTGTCCACGGATCACCAAACATAACTCCCATCTTTTGACGAAGTTGGTTAGTGAATACCAATGCGATTTTTTGTCTTCCAATTGTTGAAGTCAACTTACGCATTGCTTTACTAATTAAAATTGCTTTGGTGGTTGCATAACCATCCTTTGCGTAATCGGCTGCCATCTCAATTTTAGTTGATGCAGCTGACACACTATCTGTTACAATCGTTACGAGTTTATCTTTGTTGCTTTTACGTACTGTTGCGATGATGTTATCAATCGTTGCAAAAATGTCTTCTACTGTATCTACGTGAACATACAATAACTTCTCTGTGTCAACTCCAATTGCTTTTAGATACTCAATAGATACACTGGTCTCGGTATCTATTAATACCGCAACACCCCCTTTCTTTTGAGTTTCCGCAAGAATGTGTCCTGAAATTAAACTTTTACCACTTTGTTCAAGTCCGGTGAGTTCTGTGATTCGTCCTGTTGGAATTCCACCATTGGGACGGTTTGAAATGGCAAGATCAAGAACACTACTTCCTGTCGGAATCCAATCTGAAATTAATGAAGGATCGTCACCTTCACTTAAAAAGAAAGCAACTTTGCCTTCATCTTTATATGCAGTATTTAAACTATCTGCAAGTACACTTGCTAAATCATCAGTTTTGCTTGTTGATTTTACTTCTTTTTTCTTTGCCATATTTTATAATTTCTATTTTATGAACTTGTGTGGTGAGGGAATTGCCCTCACCACACTTACAGTTCTAGTTACGTCTTTAAGACTTAAACAACTCTTCAAAAGCAGCCTCTACATCTTCGGTAGAAGTTGCATTTGGTTTGCTTTGTTCGGAAGTTGCACTTGCAACTTTTGGTTGCTTCACTTCTGTCTGTGTTTCTTCAACAACAACTTCATCGGATGATACCGATTCAGCAGGAGGAGCATCTTCTTCAGATTCTCCACTCACCCACTTTTCAAGTGCTTCTTTCAAATCATCGTAACCAAGTTCTTGGTAGATTTCAGTAATTTCTGCTTGATTGTTAGCAACTCCTTCAGCAATATTTTTGTTGTCGGATACAGGTGATGTGTTGGGTTTAACACGAATGTTTGTTTTTGGAAATGAACGACCGGCCTCTTCAGCAGAAAGAAATTCAATTGTAATGTCTCTTCCGTTAGTCGGATCGGTAATGTCTCCATAATCGGGGTCTGCGATGACACCTAGTAGTTCTTGGTAAACCTCTTTACCAAATCCCCAAAAACGAACTCCTTCTGCTTCTTCACCACGAACGACAACAGGAACGAAAGTTCTCATTTTTGGCATCAAGGAACGTCCCATACGATAATCATCTTTATCTCCACTACGAGTCAACTTTTCTGCAAACTCTACGATTGGATCAGGACGACCAAACGACTTAGGAGAAAGATAAGTCCGGTTGTTGATTCCGTAGTGGAAAAACAACTCGATAAACGGATTATCTGGTTGATGCTTGTAAGGCACGATACGAACCTGTTGTTTACCCGGTTGGGGTTTCCATTGATAATTCTTACGATTGTTACTCTGAGAGAGATTTGTAAGTTTTGCTTTGATTTTGTCTAGGTCAATTGCCATTTTTTTATTCCTTAGTTTTTATTGTTTTTATTGTTTAATAATATTCTTAATATAATACTACTCTACGTGACATTCGTCAATAAGAATTATATTTATTAAGATTTTTTTCCGCCATTTTCAACGAAATCGTAAAATTCAGATGCAGTTGTCAAAACATCCTGCGTAGTTGGAAGTGGTGGAATTTCGTATAGAATTTTCTCAAATGTAGCATTATCTTTTGCTTCATTGTTTTCTATATGCCAAGAGTCCCAAACCATCTCTTTTGCGTTTTTTAGTACTTCCAATCGAATGCCGTAGGCATCGTATTTTTTATTTTCATTATTCATTTTTTAATTATTATTTAGTCAATTTTAATTACTATATATAAATATATTATACTTGAATTTTATGTCAGTTTCAAGACAAAAAAATCAACTATTTTTTGCTCAATCGTTCGTTGCAAATTCGCACGGCATCGGCATTGATATCACATCCTATAAAGTTACGATTCAAAGACTTGGCAACTGCAAATGTAGTACCACTTCCACAATAAAAATCTGCAACTACATCATTTTCATTGCTACTTGCTTTGATTATTCTTTCTAAAATCTTAGGATGTTTTTCACTATAATAATCGGTTGCTTTTTTAACTTTTAATCCCGATGGAATATCATCCCAGACATTTGTAGGTATCGTTCCAACTTTTAATTTTTCTTCAGTTATATTTGGTCTATCTTGCTTCTTGCTGATAACTGACTTGTATGGAACTCTTATATCAAGGTCATTAAAAACAAATTCATCGGACTTTGTATACACTATAATGTAATCATGTTTTTTTGCAAACTCCCGTTTACCCCTCCCACCAATATTAAATTTTACTACAATCTGATTTCTGAAATTTTCGTACCCGAATACATTATCCATTAAAACTCGTATCCAGTGAACTATACGCAAATCCATCTGTAGATAAATTGTTCCGTTGGATGTTAGCACTCGTTTCATTTCGTATAAACGAGGAATGTAGTGATCATCTATTACGTGACGATCCGCAGGTAGATCTTGGTAGTCTTTAAACTTTTTTCCTGTTCCATATAAAATGTCACAATAAATTAAATTTATAGACTCAGTATCTAATCTACCAAGTAACTCTAAATTATCTAAATGATGTATTTGATTTGTGTTTGGATTCACCGATCAAACTTTACCACCCTCGTAACGTTTCATTTCTCCGTTATTGTAACGATAACGAACTTCTACTTCAATCGTTTCTTTTTCTTTACCATAACCCTCAGTTTCTACGTCGTATGTAAGAATATTAATTGGTTTTTTGATAATTTCGTGCAAATATGCCATAGTACCTGTTGCGTATTTGATATCTAATGGTCTTCCGTCAAAATCATGTCTGAGTAAAATTTCTGTATTTTGATATTTCATATTCTCCATGTAAATAACAGGTCTTCCCATATTAACATGACGTTCAACTAACTTTTCTTTTATCTTTTTATGATCTTTACTTACAACTACATATTTGTTGGTTGATTTATCAAGTGCATATTCAAAGTATTCATACTTTTCGCAAAAATCACGTGTAAAAAATTCATTAAGAAATGTTACATCATTATACAGTTCACGAACTTCAAAAAGTTTTTCACGACCAAGACCGAGGTGTTTATTCCAATATCTTTTTTCGTCTCCGTTGTCGCAATTTTCATATTCTTTACCAAACTTTCCTTTGTTCCAACGGTCTTCGATGTCACGCAATAAAGTATTTCCAAGTTTATATGGATTGTTCATATTGTATTTTCCACCAAGAACTCCTGCGTGGTGTTTTGCGTAATCAAAAATTCCTTCGTCTCCGGCAAAGTTACAACTTGCCATGATATAAGAATCCCAATAACTTGCCCACCCTTCGTTAAGAACTTTTGTCATTCCCTGTGGACGATAATAAATAGATTCATCACGAATCATACTAAGAATGTTTTGTTGCCAAGGTTCTAAACGACAATGATTAATAATCATCAACATAATATCTCGTTCAGGACGTAGAGGGAATTTGTTTTCTGCTAACTTTGTACGCTCTTCACGATCTCTTCTTTGCTTTTCAATATAATGAGATGGATTTACATATTTGTCCATATACTCTTTCGTTTCCATACGAGAAACGTGTTCACGTGGTTGACGATCTTCAAAGTTGAATTTAGTTGCTTTCTTTAAATTACTTTCACGATAACAAAGTGATGGATCAATTAAATCATCAATAGCAAGAGCTGCATTTAAAAAGTCTTTAACTTTCTTGCGACCAAAACGATCCATGTACATACGAATTTTATCACTATGATTTGCCATCACATTCATCATATTACGATTCGTGTGTTTGAACATAATATTGTTCTTGAAGAAATCACTATGTGCAGTTGCGTGTGCAACAACCGTTAAATTGTCAACGATAGGATTGTTTCGTTGAAGGTACATATAAGTTGGATCGGTATTTACAACCATCTCATAAATCTTGCCCATACCAGAGTGATACTGATGATGCAACTGCTCGAATTGTTGTCCGAAATTAAAGTGTGGATAACGAACAGGGAAACCACCATAAGCGGCAATCTCAACTATTTCGTCTGCATCAAATTCTTCTATGCACAACGGATACGGATCAAGTCCATTATCATAACACGCCTTTAGGCATTCAGGTATAAGAGCGGCCAACTCTGGACACACTCCTTCGTTTAAACTATCTACTTCCCATGCAATTCCCATAATATTAAAAAGGTACTTCTTCTCCGGCAGGTGTAAGCAGTTTTTGTAGTGTTTTAAACACATCTGCTTGCGAATCCATTGACGCAGTTACTATTGTTTTTGGATCAAGTTCTCCACTTGATAATTTAGATTGAATATGTGGTAAAAATGTTGCCCAACTTCTAATTGCTTTTACTTCAGTGATGCCGATTAAATTTGCATATGTTTGCATTTTTGTTAAATACTCAACACAGAGATCATTATCAGAACCAAAGTTTTCACCGTCACTTAAATAAAATACATAAATGTTCCACTCGTTTAATGGAAATGCTTTTTCTACAATATCGTTGACTAAATGAAATGCACTACTGATTTGCGTTCCACCACCACTTTTGTATTTATAGAATTTTTCTTGATCCACTTCTTGAGCATGATGATCGTGTACAATATACTTTACTTGAGTTTCTTGATAAAACCGTTGAACCCAATTATCAAGATACCAACACAATTCACGAATCAATGCACGTTTAGGTTCGTCCATACTCGCAGATATGTCCGACACAAAAAAGATTGCGGCGTTTGTATCAGGTACTTCTACTGAACTCCAACTTCTGAATTCTTTATCATCTTTGATTGGATAAAAGTTAGATAAATCTTCTGGATTGTAATCTTCTGATGAAATTAATCGTTTGAAAGCATTCTTAAGAGTTTTGCGTTTATGTAGCAAACTATTGTTTCCTACTTTTGCAATACGATTCCACTTAATTTTTTCTTTGACCATTTCTCCATTTTCTTTAGGAAGAAGATTCGGTAATTGAAGTTCTTCACCGATCATATCAAAGTAAGCATCCATACTGATCCCCACATCAATTTCATGACCTTCTCCTTCACCTTCTCCACCTTCACCTGGTTGACCACCTTGACCTTGACCTTGTGGTGGTCCTTCTCCAACCTCATCACCTACTTCTGCTTCTCCATTACCAATACCACCTCCGTCAGAAGGTTGTCCGTAACGAAAACTTGGAAGTTCTACATGAGGAACACGAACAACAACGAAGTCTTTTCCTCTTCGTGTAACTCGTTGACCACCTTTAATGTGTTTTTTGAGTTTTTCGTCAACGTTTCCTTTGACGATATCTCTGTATTCACCGTGGTCTTCTCTGATTCTGCGTGATGGCATAATGATGTATTCGTTGACTATTAATCTTCGTCTTCGTCTGCATCACCTCTCGCAAAAATACTTCCAACATATGTAAGAACATCTGAAGCACTATCTTCATCGTATCCAAACGAAGTAATAAGACGTTGCTTTAATGCGTCTATTTTTTCAAGAAGTTCTTTGTCAACTACGGTTGCGGTATCTTGAGCAAGAGCAGATAACTTTATGCTATCTTTGGTATCTTCAAACAACTTCTTTTCAAGTGCTTTGTATAATTGCTCGTTAGAGTCGTATTTAAACTCTTTACCCTTAGCGGCAAGTCCACCCATGTAGTTCATGATTTCTCTACGGAAATCATCCTTCATGCCGTTTGAAATGCCAATCTTCTCTTCAATGCTACGCATGAGTTGTTCATTGGCAACTTCTTCTTTACCAGTAACTTGGTTGGTAACTTTTTCGTCTTGAATATACGCAACGATGTTATCAATGTAATTGGTGCAGGTTGCTTTTATTGCTTCTTCACTGCTACTAAGTGCTTGTTGTACTTCTCGTTTCACAATTCTATCATATTCTTTTTCAACTGCTTCAAGACGTTCCATCAAATTCTTTTTGTCATCTTCACTATTAAATCCACTATAACTTTTAAGTCCTTCACGAATTTGTGCAAACAACATAAATGGATTCAAACTTTTAGCACCCATTCTTGGATTCACGATTGCATTAGAAAATTGATTCTGAATGAATCGTGCAGATACTCCACCATACAATCCTTCTTTTGGTGATTCATCTTGCATTTCTTTAACGTGTTCGTCTGTGAATCCATGTACACTTTGACCATTGTAAAGTTTTGCTTTTTGAATGATACCCATATCTTGTTTGGAACTTTCTTCTAAACGACTTACAACTGCAAACAATGCAGCCAGATAAGTTGTATGAGGTGCAATGTGCTTGTTTACGGTACTTGTATTATAGAAGTGATCATAAATCTTCTTTTCTTCATCAATTTTCAAAAGATAAGGAATATCAATCTTAATTGTTCTATCACGAAGTGCTTCCATGAATTTATTGTTGGTTAACTTTTCAAACTCAGCATTATTGGTATGACCAAGAATAACTTCATCAATTGGTACTTGATTGAAACGTCGTGGTTTAACACGATGCTCTTGAGTTGCACCAAGTAAATCGTAAAGAAACTCAGTTTGAAGTTTAAGAATTTCTTGAAACTCAATAAGTCCACGATTGGATACCAAGAATTCTCCGTCAAAATCAAATGCACGTGGATCACTTTCACTTCCATACTCTGCTAACTTGCGATAATTAATGTCACCTGTGAGTTCAGTAGCATCTTGTGATTTTTCGTCTTTTGGTTGGAAAGTACCAATACCGACACGATTCTTTTCGGATATAGTCACACGACGTACAACAATATGATCAAGCACTTTACGATAATCACCCCCATGTAGTTCCATGAGTTGGTTATAGTAAAACTCATTAACTGGATTTAACGCACCATCTAATTTTAACTTATAATCATCTGCATCACGTGATGCATTAAGATTGCTAATAATTTTATTACGGACATCATCAGGAAGAAGTTTCAATGGTTCTTCGTTCATTGGACATGGAACAATGGTATCATTTCCATCTTTATCTGTAAGTTTCCAACTAAAAGAATATAAAGCACCTTCTTCAGTTTGTGAATAATGCTCAAGACCTTTTTTAAGAGCAGTTACGATGGTTGACTTACTACTACCAACTGGACCATGTAAAAGAATAACACGACGTTCAGGACCATAATGCCGACTTGCACTTTTCAAAATGTCCATAAACTCCATCAAATTTTCTTCAAGACCATAAATAGAAATATCACCAAGACCTTCAAAAAACTTATACTTCACGTGTTTACGTTTGCAATATGTAAATTCTTCTGTACCATGTGATATAACCATATCGTAAAGTCTTTGGTACGAGTTTCTAGCAATACTTGGGTTTTGTTCTATCAATGCGATGTAGTCCCAAAATGTACCAGTCCAATTTAAAGACTCATATGTACTCAATGCCTCATCGTTATCAGACTTTATCAAGGATTCGAGGGTGCTTACTCTTTCTTCCTTATTTTGTTTTTGTCGTTTTTTATTTTCCATAACCATTACCTTATTTTATTTTGAATTAGTAGTCAACTTATTTTTTAAACTTTTTTAATATTGTATAGACGGGTGCTGACTTCACGATATGAATTACCATCTACAAGTAGTATTTTATTTTTATACAAGTTCCAATCTATAACAAAGTTATTATCTAATATTCCGTTATTAAGTTTTTTTATCAAAGCATTTAATGAGTTAATTGTGTATAAAGTATTTGAATCTTTTTTTCGGTGGACACTTATTGTATTTTTGTAAAAATTACTAGTATTAAATGTATCTTGATTAATGTTGTATGTCAACATCAAACTGTTTAAATCGTCTATATCTTGTAATATAAAAATCTTATCAAAAACAATATCGTAATATTTCGTTATCGATTCCAATTCTGCATCATAAGAATGCATATCAGTAAATGTACAAAGTAGTTTTGTTTTCATAAGATGTAACCGTTTGGGTATAAATATCTTATTTATGTTTCAAAACTTAAATTTGCTTCATATCCCCGTAGTTACGACCTATATATGTACGAACAGGATACTTATCGTTTGATGTAATTATAGGTTGCATTTCTTTAATTAAATTGAACTCACTTTTATGCACATCAAATAAAAAAGCATCGTATGTGTAAAGTATCATTTTTGACTTTGATATTTCGAGGTATTTATTTAGTTTTAATATAACTTCGCAATTTTTTTCGGTTTCCGCAGATTGCAGTAAATAATTAAAAACTTTATATGAATTAATTTTGTCACCAAAAAATATAGAAGCAATTTTCCTTTTGTAATACCATGTTTCAACGTAGTTGTTGGTGTTATAGTAATCCCAAACTGAATTTACATACTCTGATATTCGTTTCATAAACGGTACATTGTCTTTGACATCGTCCGTGATTCCACCGTATATTAAATTAAATGTAATTTTCTTAGATAGTTCATATTCATCCTCGGTTAGTTCATCTTTTCCATGATAAAGTTTTCCAAGATATTCATGTAAAGAAGTTTTAGGTAGATCATAATCAAGAAAGTTTGCTAAGAGTCTTAAATGGTAACTTTCGTAATCAACCATGATCAACAATCCATCGTCACCGAATCGACTTGTAAAACAATCTCGTTGGCCAGTCTTTTTGTTTAATGCAACGTAATTGACATTACCAAACGCATTACTCGGACGACCCGTTGGAGTCATCATGTTATATTGACCAAAAACTAAATTATTTTCATCCACAAGAGTTTGTTTACCCAATTTAAAGTTTTCAACATACATCCCATTTTTTTCTATATCATACAATGCATGAGAAAACTCTTTTTCGTATTTAAGTAAGTTGGGTTCGAATTTAATGTTACCAACCGAAGAACACAATTTTTTAAAATGCTTCAGCAGAATCATAATGGGAACTGATCTAAAATCTTTTACTTTAGACTCTAGATAGTTGTTGCCGATTTCAAGTTTAGATGATAAATACGAACAAACCATAGCATCATGTGAGTTTTTAATTTCATCAACATGATATTTTAATTTTTTTCTGTCAAATATCAACTTCGTTCCCGTTGACTTAAAAATTAAATTAAGAAAATCAACTGGAATGTTTGTAGAGTCTGGATGTTCAAACGAAACGATGTAATATTTACAATCCACATTTACCATCAACGCAAGAGGTGAGTTTTTGCATACATGGGTATTTGATTTGGTATAATACACATTAATGATACTGGAGTATTCATTCAACAAAGAAAGTAAATTCTTTGCATCTGTGGGAGTTTCTATAAACATATATAAAGATATTATATTATATATCTCTATAAAATTCAAGTGGATTATTCAAAACTAAAGATATACCCGTGATACGATTGGTTGCCTTGGAAATTGAATTTAAATTAAACTCTCTGACTCCGAGGATTTTACCATCTTGGGTATCGGTTGTTTCAAGTTTTCCTTTTATTTTCCACAAAACCGTAATGCATAAATAAAATGGATTTTTCTGTATGGTGTTAAATTGATCCAAATCTACTTCGTATATAGTAGATGTCTCTGCATTTCGTTTTTTTACAAAATATCTTTGAATGTATTCATTTTCGTAATTAATGTCAGAAATTTTTGGTTTCTTTGAAATTGGATGTGTGAAAATAATGCCATCTAATTTCCCACGATTTTTTGTAAGAGCAGAATATAAACTATTCATGTAAATGTTTTCATCTTCGTTTTTCATACTTTTACCCTGGATAATAATGTGATTCTATTGTAGTTGACCAATCACCCTCTCCAATAGTGTGTTTTACACCCGTAATTGCAAATATTCCGTTATTGAAATATTTAACAGGAACTCCTGCACAATTAAATGTATCATATAACCGCAATCCTTCTATACCATCTAATGTTATTGAAAGGTCTACACCCGGAAGTGGCATATTATTAATTACATTATTATGTGGATTTGGATCAGATTCGCAGAATTTTTTCATTCGGTTGCTATCTGTATCTACGAGTTCAATTTGAATTTCAAAATCACTTTTGTCTGTTCCATATGAATCATCGTGTATTTTAATGTTTGATCGTATAACTGACATATTTTTGTTAAATCCGTCTTTGTCAGTACCGTTC